AAGAAAGCTTCTAAAAAATCATCCAAGAAAGCTTCCAAGAAATCATCTAAAAAAATGACTGGTGGTGCTAAAAAATCTAAGAAATCATCTAAAAAGGCTTCTAAAAAATCATCCAAAAAAATGACTGGCGGTGCTAAAAAATCTAAGAAATCATCTAAAAAGGCTTCCAAAAAATCATCCAAAAAAATGACTGGTGGTGCTAAAAAATCTAAGAAATCATCTAAAAAGGCTTCCAAAAAATCATCCAAGAAAGGTTCTAAAAAAATGTAAGGTGGATGTTAAATTAGATTCTAGAAAACCATTTTAAAAAGCAAAAATTAAATAAAAAATATTTATATATTATTTTCTAGATTCTTAATAATGTATCTAAAAAATAATATAATAGGGGGTAGTAATGATAAAAAATATAATGATATTTCATTAGAAGAAAACGGTAGATTATTTCCTCAATGGATTATGATGAATTTTAAAAAATATGTATTACCTGAAATTATAAGAAAAGAAGGAGAAGATCCATGTAATGAAACAATTTCAAATGAATTAACATTATATCAAAAATTTATAGGATCATATTTAGATTACAGATCACCTTTTAGAGATTTATTAGTTTATCATGGGTTAGGTTCGGGTAAAACTTTAACATCAATTAATGTATATAATATTTTATATAACTATACACCCAAATGGAATGTTATATTGCTCATTAAAGCATCTTTGAAGAACGATCCTTGGTTAAAAGAGTTAAATATTTATTTAGAAAAAGAAAATTTTCAAGATAGAATGAAAAATATAATATTTGTTAGTTATGATTCACCATTTGCGGATAGAGATTTTCTTGATAAAATAAAAAAATTAGACAGTTCAAAACCTTTTTTATTTATTATTGATGAAGCCCATCAATTTATTAATAATGTTTATAATAATATTTCTAGTAAAAAAGGAAAACGTGCACAAGTTATTTATGAATATATGCAACAAGAAAAGAAAGAAAATAAAAATAATAGAATATTACTTTTATCAGCAACTCCTGCTATTAATAAGCCTTATGAGTTTGCATTAATATTTAATTTATTACGACCAGATTCATTTCCAACTAGTGAAGCAATATTTAGTCAAATCTATATTTCATCATCGAATTTTGCATCATTAAATGATGAATTTAAAAATCAATTTCAAAGAAGAATAATGGGATTAGTATCTTATTATTTAGGTGCAACACCTGATAAATTTGCCTTAAAAATAACACATTATAAAAATATTGTAATGAATGATTATTATGAAGAAATTTATAATTATTTTGAAAAAATAGAAGAAGACAAAGAAAAAATTAGAAGAAGAATTTCACGAGGTAAAGTTGAAAATGATCAGTCAACATATAATTCATATACTAGACAAGCATGTAACTTTATTTTTCCTTCTATTAACGATAAAATAAATGGTGAATTAAGACCAAGACCAGGTATGTTTAGAATCAAAGATGTTGAAGGTTTAATTATTGACGAAGGTAAACATGTAAATAAACAAAAGGAATTAATAAAAGCTAGTAAAAATATTGATGAATATGTAAAAGCAATTAAAAATTATGTAAATAAAACTATTGAATATTTTAAAGAAATACATAGAAAAGATAAGATTAATAAACATACATTGCAAGATGATATAAAATTATTTGCAAATAAATACAATAATAGTTTTACAAGTTTTTTAGAAAAAGAAAAAAATAAATCAAAATTATTTGATCAATTGTACTTATGTTCACCTAAAATGGTTACAGTTATTTTTAATATATTAAAATCAAAAGGACCTGTATTATTTTATAGTAACTATGTTGAAATGGAAGGTTTACAAATTTTTAAAATTTATTTGCACTTTTTTGGTTTTATAAGTTTAGATGAAGATAAAGAATTTAATGATAAAAAAATAGATGATAAATATGAATATGATAATTTTAGATATGTAGAGTTTCATGGTAGTATATCACCTGAAGTAAGAGAAAAAAATAAAAAAATATTTAATAATGAAGGTAACAAACATGGAAAAATTTCTAAAATTATTATGATTTCACCAGCTGGTACAGAAGGTATTAATCTTTATAATGTTAGACAAGTACATATACTTGAACCTTATTGGAATGAAGTTAGAATTGAACAAATTATTGGTAGAGCTGTAAGAATTTGTCATCATAAAGCATTACCTATGGAAGAAAGAAAAGTTGATGTATTTCGATATAAAATGGTTCGTAAAAACGGTAAGGAAACAACAGATGAAAAAATGGAAAATATATCAAGGAAAAAAAATAATTTATTAATATCTTTTATTGAAGCTATTAAAGAAGTAGCAGTTGACTGTGAATTATTTAAAAATCATAATATGTTAGGTAGTCAATATAGATGTTTTAAATTCAATGAAGAGTCGTTATTTCAAGATACAGTTGGACCTGCATATGTACCAAAATTTGAATTTGATCAAAAAAATAATAATGGATCAAATGCAAAAGACTCGTCAATTAAAAAAATTAAAGTCAAAAAGATAAATGCAGTAATAAAATTATCTGAAAATAGTTATTCAGAATCAAAACCATATTGGTATTATGATAAATCAAGAGTTGTCTATGATTATGAATTAAACTTTCCGGTAGGTAAATTACTAATAGACGATGACAATAATGAGATTAAATTAGACGACAATACTTTTATTATTACTAATATAATCAATATACCTGAATTTAAATTATACTAATTTTATTATTTAATTATATTAAAGACAAGAGTTTAATATAATTTAATATGTTTAGAAAAAAAATATTTGAAAATGTAAAAAAAATTATTCCAAAAATATCAGATACTGAATTAATTGCTTTAAGATCAGGCGGTGTATCAATTGACAGAGATATATTTTCCGGAGTAGTTAATAAAAAATTTATTGGTAAAAATAATAAATTTAAAATTAGTTCTAATGAAGATAAGTTTTTGAAAGATACAGATAATATATTAAAAACAATTGGACAAAATTCATTATATCCTTCCGATAATATTTTTGATAATATGAAATTAATTGGATCAAAAGGTTATTTAAGTATGATAATTGATAAAGTTTATGGTGGTAATAAAATTTCTATTACAGCACAATCTAGAATATTAACAAAGATTTCTTCGTACAATCCATCATTAGGCGTTGTGGTTATGGTTCCAAATTCTTTAGGTCCAGGTGAATTATTACAACATTACGGTACTGATGAACAAAAAAATAAATATTTATCAAAGTTAGCAGATGGAACATTAATTCCATGTTTTGGTTTAACTGGACCAAATAATGGTTCTGATGCAACAGGTAAAATTGATACAGGTATATTAAAAAAAATAAATGATAAATTAGTTATTGAAGTAATACTAAATAAAAGATATATTACATTAGCACCTATTTCTAATTTAGTTGGTGTTGCATTTAATTTAAAAGATCCTGATAATTTATTATGTGATGGTAAAAGTGGAATTACTGTTGCATTATTAGAAAAAGGTCATCTAGGGTTACTTCAAGAAACACATCATAATCCAAATAATTCAGGGTTCCCTAATGGGACACTTAAAGGAACCGTTTTAATTGAATTAGATCAAATCATTGGCGGACAAAAGAAAGCAGGTCATGGTTGGCAAATGTTAATGGAATGTTTGGCAGTTGGACGTGGGGTTAGTTTACCTGCTTCCTCGAATGGTGCTTCTAAAGCAATTACGTTTGGGATATCAAATTATATTAAACATAGAAGACAATTTAATATGCCAATTGGAAATATGGAAGCAGTTAGAGAAAAATATGTTGATATGTTTTATCATACGTGGATTATTAATAGTTCAGTTCAATTTATGAATAATATTTTAGATCAGGGATCAGTTCCATCTGTATTAACAGCTATCATGAAACAACAAACAACAGAACGTAGTCGAATTGTATTAAATCATGGAATGGATATTTATGCAGGAAGTGGTATCTGTATTGGTGAAAATAATTTCTTAACAAAATATTACAATGCATCACCAGTTGGAATTACAGTTGAAGGTTCTAATACATTAACAAGAGGATTAATTATTTTTGGTCAAGGCTTAAATAAAAGTCATCCTCATATTTATAATATATTTAATTCTATTCAAGATAACAATATCGATGACTTTAATAAAAATTTTGATAAAATGTTAAAAGATGTAATTATTAATTATGGTAAAAGTATTAATCCTTTTATTTCAAAATGTTATGAAAATCGTCTTGAAAATGTTACTATTAAATTTAGTAACTTGACAAATTTTGTTTCATTATTAGGAGGTAAAATTAAATCAAATCAAATGTTATCAGGTGCAATGGCAGATATTTTATCTAATATTTATTTAGCACATGCTTTAATTTGGTATCATAATAATTATACTAATGATATAGATGAAGTTAGAGATTTTTGTTTAAATAATCTATTAAATGAAGCTGAACAAAAAATAAATTTAGTAATTGATAATTATCCAAATATATATTTTAAATTACTTTTAAATTTAACAAAAGTAAATAGTAATAATATTAAATTTAAAAAAGTTAATGAAATATATAATACTATTATGACTAAATATGAAGTAAATGATTTACTAAAGGAAGATTTGTATTTTAAAGGAACAGTATTAGAAAAATTAGAAAAATTAAATAGTCTTGAAAAAGAAGAATACGAAAATCTATATCAACAAGTTATTGGTGTTGGTGAATATAAGAATTAGATTTTTCAAGGATGTAAAACTTAATTATAAAATAAATGAATTTTTGATAAAAAGCAAAGATAAAATAGTGATAAAATAAAAGGAATATTACTATCTTTTACTAAATTTATTAATGTTTCATTATCAATATATCTTTTTTTTATTAAATTATTCATTCTAAAGTAGTAACTAATAGTAAATAAAAATATAGGCATTGCTTTATAGAAATCATAAATAGCAATTAGTAGTGTACTAGTAAAAAATATATTAAATCTTAAAATATTAGCTGATAGTTTTAAACTTTTATATTTACCAAATATTACTGGAATTGTTTGTATTTTATTTTGTAAATCACCTGTATGATCAACTATATCTAATAATAGTTCATTAACTAATGCTCCTAAAAATACATATACACTCGCAATAAAGAGTATTTGCTTATTAATTATAACATTATTTATAGATAATCCTGAGAAAAATAAAGTAAATGATATTATAAATGAACATACTAAATTTTTGACTAATGGCATTTTTTTAAAGAAAGGAGTATATAAACTGAGAGTAATTATAACTATTTTTAAAATATTTTGTAAATTAATAGGTAAATAATAAAAACTAATGTTATCTATTAATTTTATTATAATTACTATTAAAGTTAAAGCTTCATATAAAGATATTTCACCAGTAACTAATGGTCTTTTAGGATTATTAATCTTGTCAATTTTAATATCAAAAATATCATTAATAATCATACTATAAGACATTGTCAAGATAGTTACAATAGTACTTGGAATATTATTTAAAAATATAAATTTATTTTGTGATGAAATAAAATTTCCAGAAAAACTTAATATCATTGTTGGAAGTATATTTTTATATCTAATTAATTTTAAATAAGAATTAAATTTATTTGGTGTTTGTATTTTATTTTCGTTACTACACATGATAATATTATTTTTTTTTATATTTTTTACTAATTTAAATGAAAATATATCTTTGCTTATTAGTAAAATAATTAATAATTTTTTAAAGTTCATTTATAAATAATTATTAATCGTTCTTTATATCTGATAAAATTTTATTTATATAAAATATAATTATATTTTATATAAATCTAAATTAACTTAGGAATATTCATTAAGGAAGCAATATTGGTTAAATTATTACCTAATGGGATACTTTGATTTCCAAATACTTCTTGAGGCATTTCTACTTGAAATTGATTATTTTTATTACGCCCCATTGAATTTACATTCATCATTGGGTTAAAATTGTTTACCATGTTAATGGGACTTAAATCTTGATTAAAATTATTCATCATTGGATTAACAGGACTTAATGAATTCATTTGATTAGAGTTATTCATCATTTGATTAGAGTTATTCATCATATGATTAAAATTATTCATTAATGGATTAACAGGACTTAATAAATTCATTTTATTATTAAATGAACCCATATCAACTTCTGACATAATATTATCCATTGGCATTTGTTGATTATTCATTTGCATCATATTATTATTAAGTTGAGGAACAGAATTTAAAGAACTAATAGGACCTAATAAATCTGCAATTCTATTTTGAATATTAATACGCCCAGAACTATCGATAGGAACAAAATCATTTACAAGAGTCATATCAACATTATTATAGTTATTATTACTTGAATTATTGTTGTTACTATTATTATTCTTGTTGTAATAAGACATATTATTTATACTAGATTCAGAATTTAAAATCTTTAACATATCTTCTTGTTCTTTATCAATATTAGTTTTATTATTTTTTTTTGAAGTTTTTTTAGAAGTTTTTTTAGAAGTTTTTTTCATTAAATTTGATAATTTTCTAACTCCTGTAAAACTCTCATTGTTATTTGATTTAGTTTTTCTCATTATATATCTTTATAAAAGAAATTTTATTATTGTATAAATTTATATATTTATTTTAGTCAATAAAATTACAATTTTCATATTCAGAATCTAAAACTATTTTTTTTATATTTTTTTGAATTTTTGGAATTGAATAATTTTCATACAAAAATCTAACTTTTCCTTTAATTAAATTATCATTATTAATTATAATTTCAGTATCAAATTTTTTATACTTTTTTCTTTTATCAATAATTTTTTTTAAATCATCTAATTTATCATTATTTTCTCTATAATATAATACTTGATTCCACGTATCTTCTAAAATTGGTAAAATATTACTGAAAAACTGTCTATCTCTTTTAATTAATACATTATGACTTGATTCTAACTTCCAATAAACAACTTTTTCAAAAAAGAAACATTCTGCTAATTCTGGGTATACAGAAAACCAATTTGATAAAGTGTTAACTATCCATGAATCATATTCAATAATATCCATGTCTAATTTTGGTGGATATATAAATTTGCTTTTCCATTCAATACTATCGCCATCAAATTCGGGCTCCCATTTCTTTGGTAAAAATTTTAATATAACACCTGATTTGATTTTATTATCAATTTGAATCTGTTCTTCATTTGTACCAACTGTATGAATTGTATCATTACATAAATCAGCCAAATATTCATTTCTATTCTCATATTCAATTAATTTACATTGCCAAAAATCACAATCTTCTAAATCACAACATTCTAATTGTTGTTGTACTTGACAATAATAATAATATGGACAAATATTTCCATGTATTCTTCCACTTGTATAAATATGTCTTGTTGTTGTACATTTAATTTCTAACATTCTTCCTAACATATTTGAAAACTTATTATCTAATGTACTACATGAACATATACCATCAGGGGATGCACCTAAAATTTTATATTTTTCGCTAGGTAAAGCACCAAATTCAACCACTTTTACATTATATATATATTCATATATAGAAGTTGCAATTGGTTCATATTTCTTACCATGATACACATTTTGATTATCAAGAAATTTATGGTCAGGATCACATTTTTTTAATATAAATGATTCAACAGGTTCATATGGATTTAAATCTATTGCAGCTGCAGTATCAGATGCTGTAATTCTGTTATGTCTATAATCAAACCATGCTTTTGTTCGTTGTTCAGGTTGTGGTAAATTTTTTAATTTTTGAAAATGATCTTCTAATCTTTGATATTCTTCAGGAATCTTAATTTTAGAAAATAAATCTTCATAATTTCTAAAACATATTTTACTATCAATATTATTACATAAGTTATATATTATTGTTTTAATAAGTTCATAATCAATAGTAAATTTATTTTTTAACTGTTGATATATTATTTTTGCATTATAACAAATATCTTTTTGATTGAAATTAGATTTTCCGATCTTTTCTTTAACTTCTTTAATAATTTTATCAATGTCCATAAATATAAAATAATACAGATATTCTATTTAAATAACAATTTTTTTTCTTTTATATACTTTATTTGTCTTTATTTAATGTATCAGTTTATTATGTGGTATATATTTTTGAATAAATAATTATATGATTGATTATTAATACATTAATATTATTAAAATTATTGGTTAGAATTAAAACTTTCATAAATTTTTATTTAGAAAATTATTATTTTATAGATATAATGAATACTTTATATGAATATGAAAAATATTGCACTGATTCAGAAAATTTAAGACAAACTTTAGATAAATATGGTGTTGCTATTATACCAAGTATCTTAAATGATGAGGAATGTTTACAAATGCAAAATAATATGTGGAATTTTTTAGAACATATTACCCAAAAATGGGATACTCCAATAAATAGAAATAAGCCAGAAACATATATAAATATTTATAAATTATTTATGAAAAAACAAGTTGTCAATATGTTAATAAAATTCTGGGGAATAGGTCATTCACAAATGGCTTGGGATATAAGACAAAATAAAAAAATAGTTGATGTATTTGCAAAATTTTGGAATGTTGATCCAGAAGAATTATTAGTAAGTTTTGATGCATCAAGTATACATATGCCTCCAGAAATAACAAATATAATATCAGAACAATATAAATGGTATCATACAGATCAAAGTTATTTAACAAATGATTTAATTTATTTACAAAGTTGGGTTACAGCTTTTGATGTTTTAGAAGGTGATGGAACACTTTCAATTTTAGAAGGTTCTCATAAACATCATGAAGAATTTGGATATCATTTTGATATTAGTGATCCAAATGATTGGTATAGATTGAATGAAAATGAATTACAGTTTTATTATAATAAAGGTTGTGTTGAAAAACTAATTAAATGCCCGAAAGGATCTCTTATCATTTGGGATGGTAGAACAATACATTATGGTCTTGAAGGTACAAATAATAGATTAAAACCAAATATTAGATGTGTATCATATATATGTTATTTACCTAGAAAATTAGCATCCGAAAAAGATTTAATGATTAAACGTGAAGCATTTAATAAAATGTTAACAACAACACATAATCCATATAAAATAAATATTATACCAAAAACAATATATCCTGATATGGATGAAAATGAATATATAACATCAATTGATAAACCAATACTATCAGAATTAGGTTACAAATTAGCAGGATTTTAATATAGTTATTTATATTTCAAATATTGATGATCATATAAATAAATTATTTTTCTTCAATGAAATATTTACCATTTGCAAAAGATAACGCTGATATTGAAATAATTTTACCTTTAGCTTCATCGTATGTAAATTTAACTTTCTTTTTTGTCTTAACGAAATCTATTAATTGTTCTTTTAGAAAATCTTTTTCTTTTGATTGGCATTCTAAGTTATTTAAAAATTCTTTTATTTTAATTACTTTATGAATTTGATTTAATTTGTTCCATGGCTTTAAAAATAAGTAATCTGTATTCTCTGATAATATGTCAGTTTCACTATTTACATCTGAAATAATGGTAGGTGATTTATTTTCACTAAATAATGTATTACTTAAATCACTTATTTTTTTATTTAACAATTGTGTATCCATTGACAATTTATTAGAACTTGTTTTTAAATTATTTAAATACTTTAAATATAAGTTTTCTTTAATATTTTCAAAATGAAATTCCATTAATATATAAGGTACATTCTCTTTATACCATTTAATTTCAATTTATAATAAAATTGAATTATTAATTTATAATTTCAGATGATTGATGGTTATGGATTATGATTTTGATCAATTATTTGCTTTGAGAACATATTATGAAGAGCAAAATGGATATATTAATGATGAAATAGATATAATTAAACTAATCAAAACTGAATTAGTTGATAATGGGATGTCAAATGAAGATGCTAATAAACTACTGCAAGACTTTTATAAATCTTTTGGAATAACATTAAAAGCAGAAGAATTAGAACATATTAGATCAATTCAAGAAATAGGTAATCAATTTATTAATTCACTTATGCATGGGTTTAATGTTGCCAATTTTAATAATCCTAGTAATATATCTACGAGTAACAACGAAACAATGGATTATGTAATTAACAGAAATTTAAATGATTCTAATATTAAAAAATGTAAAAATCCAAATTGTAAGAGAAATAAACATATAAATGTTGCAGAACCTAAAGAAAATGAAAATTCTGAAAATGAAGAGTTAATTGCAGAATCTAAAGAAGATGAAAATTCTGAAAATGAAGAGTTAATTGCAGAATCTAAAGAAGATGAAAATTCTGAAAATGAAGAGTTAATTGCAGAATCTAAAGAAGATGAAAATTATGAAAACGACGGAGATTGTAGTTGTGAATATAATGGCGAGGAATATGATAATAATGGCGAGGAATATGATAATAATGGCGAGGAATATGAAGATGATAATGAATATAATAATACTAATTATCAAACCGTTCATTTTGGAATAAATTCTTTAATAAATAATTCA